TCATCGAGAATTACCACTCATATGTACCTTCCAATCGAAGCGTTGGAAGGCGTATTGACTGGTTGATCTACAATGAAAAATCGATTGTTGGCATGATCGGTATTGGTTCTTCGGTGTATCCTCCACCGAAAGACATTCTTCGTTATGTAAACCTCACAAAAGAGGAATACCGATCTGCCTTCAATTCGTTTGCGAACAACTGGCGTTTCTGTATGATGGAGAGAATCGAGAATGCAGGAACGCAGATTCTCAAACAATTGAGACAGCAAGCGCCGGTGCTTTGGAAGCAAAAGTACGAAGACGAACTGAAATACATCATCACTTTTGTCGCTGGTGGAAACAACGGCGCAGTCTACAAAGCGGACAACTGGAAACTGATCGGTGAAACATCTGGTCTACCAAAGCACAAATCGGTTTCGATGAAATGGGACGACCACGAAACTCTCGACAAACGATTCGTCAAACCAACAGGCGAAAATCGAAAACTCATCTTCATCAAGCAAGTATAGGAGATTGCTATGAGTCGAAAACATGCAGCAGGAAAAGGCGATAGATATAGAAAAGTCGATATGAAAAAGTACGCAGAGAACTACGACAAGATTTTTAGTAAGAAGTCGGACAAGTCGGCTTCGCAGAAGAAAGGTACAAAGTGAAGAAGTCAGGTTCAGAGAAGTTCATTAAGGGCGGAACACGAAAGCCAAAGAGACGCAAAGGAAACGCCCCCGCTAGAACATCAAGAAGCGGTAACGGCAAGGTAATTCGATAAAGGAGAATCCAATGGCAGTAGTCACAAACAAGAACAGAACTAGCAAGAACGAAAGTAAGAACTATGTACATGCTCAATCCGTGATTAATGGTAAAGAAGTCGATATGCTTCTCACACTCGCAGAAGCAAAGCGAGCGATGACAAGAGCAACAAAGAACCCCGAAGACATTCCTGCAACAAAATCCTTAGCACCAGTAGCAGATTCAGGTCGTTGCTGTTGGTGGGGTAGGATTTGTAGGTTGTTTAGGCATGAACGATGATATTCCGACGCGAATTTTGAATACACTCTCCATTGCAAAACCGATTGCAATGGAGATTCCTAGAACATTCAAACACACTTCATTGATTCTTCGCCGAGGAAATATCGTTTCCATCGGCACAAATCACCATCGCACTCACCCGCTTGCAAAAAAGTATGGGTATCGTTTCGATGAAGTTCATGCCGAATTGGATGCACTTCTCAAATACCGCGGTCCAAAAAGCAACCTTGTTCTCGTCAACTACCGGCTGAACAACGACGGCGCTTTGAGAATGTCCAAACCATGTTCTTTGTGCCTGCCTTGGTGTCTTGGCATATTCGATAAAATCTACTATTCAGCGCCAAAAGGAATGATGCTTCTTTGAGACAAAGCCGCGAAAGCGGCTTTGTTTTTTGGCAAGGTAGAATCGATTTTAACGCTGCCAATTTTTGGATGGGTGACGCATCGGGGAGGACACGAAACGCTCGTCAGGGACGATTCTACCCTGCCATTTACCCCCTCTGGTGCTGCGGTATCGTCGGTTTCTGATGTGTGGCTATAACTACCAGCCAAAAGGAAAGAAACGAATTTTCCTAAATACTGAAAATCTTATGCCATTTAGGAGGCTAAAATGACTATTCAAAGAGACATTTATCTAAAGCGAGTAAAGGAGTCGGCGATCGACTCGACTCTGGTGGCCGCAGTTGCCAAAACCGCCAAGAAAAAAACCATTAGTGAAGCATGGACCGCGGACATGATAAAACGAAATGCCGACATTGGTTCCGACAAAGGGTACGGGATTACGCTTTCGCCTAATAAGAATCCCAACAAGCACAGTCATATGTCTTTGACGAGAAGTTCCGGAGGAAAGATCAAAGTTCAGTTCGATGATTTTGGGAAAAAGCCAACACCTATCTTTGTAGGTACACCAGAAGAAGTCGCTAATCATGTCAATAAAGTTCTCGGGTTAAGTGAGTCATACGAATCTTCCGGCGTCGCAAAAAATCGAGATTCCAAGACCAAAGTTCCAACCACTTCCGTAAAAGGCGCAAAGACGCGAACAGAGGAAGACGAACTGGAACTCGATGAGATGTCCGCAAAAGACCATTATGCAAAGATGAAGTCAAAAGGTCGTGTGACACCTATCGATTCTACACGACACCCAAAGAGAAAGGGACTAGAAGGTCCTTTTCGAAACAAGCGAGGTATGGTATACTACTATGATCCTAAAGAGGGTAAATACTATGACGCCAGCCGAGACATGTATTTGGACGTGTCAGATATCGAGGAAGGTAAAAGACAAGTGAAAGAATCCTCTGACAAGGATCGATTCAAGAAAGTCTTCCAAGCGGCGATGAAGAAATTCGGTATCAACGATCCCGGTGATCTGAAATCCGATGCGGAAAAGAAGAAGTTCTTCAACTATGTTGATTCTCAATACACAGCGAAGAACGAAAGCACTCGTAAAGTCAACGAGGCAAAAAAAGGTGGTCCGCTTAACGACCTTTACAACAAGGTTCTCGACAAGGGCAAGAAACTCGGTGACTGGAACATGCAATCGTATTTTGAGTGGGAAGGTAGAATCTACATGCTCCAGCGAGGTCAAGCATTTCCAAAGGGCAGCGTCGATGATTTCAAGAAAAAGGCTCAGCCTGGGCTATTGAAGGCACTCAAACTTTCTGAGCGAACACTTACCGAGCCTGAGAAAAAAGAGAAGGAACGAATCGTCAAGGGCATGAAGAAGGTTCAAGGTGATTTTGAAGATCGATACGGCAAAGATAAAGGCAAGTCCGTCATGTATGCTACCGCAACAAAACTTGCAAAGGAAAGCGTTAACGAGCAATTCAAAGTAGGTGACAAGGTTCACCTTGGCTTTGGTTCAAAGGGTGGTGCTGGGTTCAATGGCACAATCACCAACATTTCCGGAGACACGGTTCATATCAAGAATGAAAAGGGCGATACATACAAAGGACCAATGAAATTTATAAGTAAGGCAGACTGATGAAGACATTTTTGGAATATCTTCGTGAAGAAAAAAATCTTCACATGGAACATGCCGAGGATGAGATATTCAATCGTGGCTCACAAGGAGTGAGCCAGGTATTGACATTTTTCACATCGCTTATTGATATGCTCGGTGGAAATGCAAAAGCACCGGTCAATGTCACTGTGAAGTGGGACGGCGCGCCCGCCGTGTTCTGTGGCATTAATCCAGAAAACGGAAAGTTCTTTGTTGCCACTAAGTCACTGTTCAATGTAGTTCCAAAAATCAACTACACGAATCAAGACATCGACATGAATCATTCTGGAAACCTCGCATCCAAATTAAAGATTGCTCTAGAGCATCTTCCGAAATTAGGAATTCGGGGTATTCTTCAGGGAGACATGTTGTTCACACCAGAAGATATCAGCACAGTATCGATTGATGGTGAAAAGCACTATGCTTTCACACCAAACACAATCACATACACTGTCCCGGTAGATTCGGAAATTGGCAAAAAAATAAAGAGAGCAAAACTAGGAATAGTTTTTCATACGGAATACAGAGGAAAGACGATCAAGGAACTCAAAGCATCATTTGGTGTCACCACTCAAGGCTTGAGAAACACCAACGATGTCTGGGCAACGGATGCTATGTTTAGAGACGCATCTGGAACCGCTACATTTACATCGTCTGAAACCGCTCAGGTAGAGCAAGATATTAATACACTACGAAAACTAATCGCACAGAACCAATCATTTATAGACGAAGTAGCAAATCAACCAAAAATTGTCGCAGACATCAAAATCTATGGAAATTCTTTGGTGCGTCAGGGAGATGTACCAAGATTGACTGCGGTAGGGTTCATACAATTCTATGACTCAAGAATGCAGTCTTCCATAGACAAACTCAGTTCAGCATCGGCGAAAACAACTAAGGAAGATGAACGAAAAACAACCATCGCATATCTGACCAGAAATGCAGATAAACTAGATAAACTCTTTCGCATTCATTCCTTGGTCGCTGATCTGAAGATTAAATTTGTACGCAAATTCCAACAAGTCAAAAGTATAGGAACATTCATCAGGTCGGAGAATGGTTTCCAAGTAACTACACCGGAAGGATTTGTCGCAATAGATAGAGTAACGAGTAGAGCAATTAAACTGGTCGATCGAATGGAGTTCTCTCGATTGAACTTCAATGTCGCTAAGAATTGGGATAAAAAGTAAAGGAATTAACTATGTTAGCAGATTTTCTTGGTACTATATGGTGGACTATTCTCACATTTATTGCAGGTGCAGCAATCGGTCCTTCTCTATGGAGATGGGTAAGCCGATTCTTACCGTGGAACAGAAAGTGATAAAGTGTGAAACGCTTTATTGATTCTTACCCCTAACTACTGGATATTATAAATATATCAAAGGAGTTGGGGTTATGAATTACGGATATGTTTATAGAACAGTTAATACACTGAATGGTATGTCTTATATTGGACAAACAACGAAGCCAGAATCAAAAGAATATTTTGGTTCTGGTCTTTATCTAAAACGAGCATTAGAGAAATATGGACGCTCAAATTTTCGCCGTGAGATATTAGAATATGCTTCTTCCAAAGAAGAATTAGATGAACTAGAAAGAAAATACATTAAAGAATTTGATGCAATTGAATCTGATAATTTTTACAATTTTTCTTGTGGTGGTCAAGGTGGAAATTTAGGCGAGAAGGTAAATAAAAAAATATCTAAAAAATGTTCTGGTAGTGGAAATGGAATGTATGGAAAGACATACAAACACACCACCGAGGCAAAAGAAAGAATTCGTCAGGCTAATATTGGAAAAACATATTCACAAGAAACATTGGATAAGATTAAAACAAACACAAAAAAGGCTATGCAGGATCCCTCTTTGCGTAAGATGCTTTCGGAAAAGATGAAAGCACATCACAGCACTCTCGCGGATAACGAACGAAAAGAACTAAATAATAAAAGATCAAAAACCATGTCTGAGTATTATAATTCAGAAAGTGGTATTGAAAATAAGAAATCATTGTCCGAAAAAATGAGTGGTAAAAAAAATCCATTTTACGGTAAAAAGCATAAAATTCTGACTTGTCCATACTGTAATAAATCTGGTGCAAACGGTGCTATGCAAAGATGGCATTTTGAAAATTGCAAAAGGAAAACAGAATGAAAACATTCAGTGATTATAGGAAGGAGTTATTGTCCGAAGGCAGACACGATGCAGTTGTCATGACCTTCGGACGGTAGCGATTTCAGCCGCCCACGGCGGGCCATAAAAAATTAGTCGATGCGGTGGTAGAGATTGCGAAAAGAAATAACGCATCCCATCGAATCTATTTTTCTCGTTCGTACGACACCAAAACAAATCCTCTCAAACCAAAAAATAAATACGAAATTATGAGGATGTTGTTTCCGAAAGCAAATATCGTAAACGATAGTACGGCAATTACTCCATTTCATGCTTTGAAAAGACTTTCAGACGAAGGTTTCCGAAATGTGATTCTTGTTGTTGGAGGTGATCGAGTAAGAGAAATGGATTCAACAGTTCGACCTTATATCAATCACAAAGATCCTCGAAAGTCTTTTGAGTTTGATGAATTTCGTGTTGTCAGTGCCGGGGAAAGAGATCCCGATGCGGTGGATGTCACCGGAATGAGTGGCACAAAAATGCGAAAAGCAGCATTGGATAATGACTTTGAATTTTTTCTTACAGGCGTTCCGACTCGTAATGTTGCAGTTGCAAAGACTGTATTCGATGAGGTAAGAAAAGGGTTGGGGCTGCGATAAGGCATACATATTCAAAAGGAGCATAAAGAAATGGCAAAGAAATTTTCTGAACTCAAAAAACAAATGCTTATAAGCATGTTTGAAAGCTGGAAGCATGTCGCAATCGATGGAGGTCCAGCAGTTGTTGATGGCGGAAGATCATGGGACTGGACACACGACGAAGGGTTTCTTGGAAAACTAAATCAGTACCTTGAGAATTTTGGAACAAAGAAATTCTTCGATCCGGTTGGTGCTGTTGTAAGACTTCGCGGCGAAATGAATCTGGTGGGAATGGATTTTCCATATACCAATGAAGCAAGAGAAGGTGTGTTTCCGATCAGCAAGCATACTGAAATGATCGGTTCGCAGAACCCAGATGGAACTTTCGTTGAGATGTCAGATGATGGTGTCACCAAAGTGTACGGACACCCTCTAAGCATGTCAATCCAGTTTGAGGGAACTGGCGATGGATACTACCATGTTCATGCTAGCATTATTAATCCTGGCGAAATGTTGGATTCAGACGACATAGCATGAAATTTGAGATTCTTCATGATGAAAATTATACGATGTATGCAATGAAAAATTACAACAATCCTCATTGCAGAGGCATCGATGAGTTTCATGAAGACCTCAATCGAATAAAGTATCTCAAAAGACTGCTGAGAAAATATCAACAGTCAGGGGAACTAAAAGAACGACTGATACTCAATCACTTAATCGTGTTCTATAATGTATTTGGTATCATACCAGCATCAAGAATATTGTTTTCACGAATAGAAAGCGATGTTCACAGTGCTTTGAAAACATTCATGGTGTATTTGAACTATTTACCAGAACAAGAAATACCAGAAGCAGACATCAAATCAATATTGCTGGATCAAACAATTGTAGAAACGCTGAGAGGAATTTAAATGGGTGCCGGTTTAGTTGACACATACATTGCATATAAATTCATAAAGATGCTGTCTTTGCCTTTTCGCAAGATGGAGGCATACAAACTAGGCATTATTGATGAAAATGGAAAAAGAATCCGAACAGCGGAAGCAGACCTTGCGGCAAAAAACGCAGGGTTTAAATACACCAATCTACACAAGATAGCAATTAATATTAAGAGATTGTTGTCGAAAGTTCCATTCGGTAGAACCATGCTTGCTGGTTTCACATCTGCACTTTGGCTTTTAAAAGAGGAGGCAGATCGAATGGGAGCAAAAGACAAGCACCTGATCGAAAAGATATTCTTAGATTACCTTTCAACGAATGGGTTTTCTGTTGATCTTGCTGAGTCTCGACAGTATAGAAAATCACTGCCGCCAGGTAAGTATTCTATGGGCGGAAAGAAGTTCGTAGTTCGTGAACATATTCTGCCTATTGGTGATGTATTTGGTATTCCTGTCTATTCGTTCGCCAATATGGTATTTTCAGAATCAGATTTGAAAAAGACAGACGACTTCGATCAACCATCCGAGGGAACCCCAGAAGCAAGACGAAAAGCCGTTTCGATGACTCCCGGTCAAGAAATGACAGAGACAACGAATGTAGTCGGTACGGGAAACATCGCAGGTGCTGGTCCAGGCGATATTCCGCCAGTTCGCAAGAAGCGAGACAAGTTTGCCGGGTATGATGTTTTTGATCTGGAGACAGAAGACTACTGCAAGTTTCATAGCGGTCCAAGAGAACGATACGAAAGATGGTCGAGAAGGTTGAACATGGAAAAGATCGAGTGTCAAGAAATCAAGAACTATGCAAGAACACATCCAACAACACCGATCATCATTCGTGATAAGACAACCGGAATGATGACTTACCTTCGTAGGGATTGACACATGAAATGGATGCTTTTGCTTTTGGTTTTTGCGGTTGCGGGTTGCAATAACTGCAAGACAATGCCAGGTCTTTCCGGCAATCTTGGCGATGCTGTCGAAAGACTGAACACAACAACAGAAACTATCGATACCGCGAATCAGGTAGCAAGAACCCAAGCGGAAGCAATTATTGATACCATTGGATTGCTACAGAGTACGGAACAAGATAGACCAACAATCGATAGAATAAACGCCTCTGCGAATACGATCATCGGTGAAACAATTCGCATAGAAGAAGCGATATCTTCGATTCGTCAGACAGAGAAAGACATAGACAGCACGGTTTCGGAAGTTGCTTCTCTTGAGCAAGAAGTGAAAAAACTTCGTCAGGCAGAAGAAGATGGTAGAAGCGATTCTCTTCGTGAAATTCGCAAATACATCACGCTCTTTTTCGTCGCAGGTTTTGCAATGCTCGCGGGTGGCGTTTTCGTGACTTTCTGGGTAAATCGAAGAATGGGTATCGCAATCGCGGGTGTTGGTATTCTGACTCTTGGTCTTGCGGCAGCATCGCAATACTACTTGGAAATCATTGCACAGATTGGTCTCTGGGTGCTTGCTGGTGGTGCTGTGGTTCTCATCATTTTATGGGTTAAGGAAATGCACTCGTCAGAAACCAACAAATCTGCGATCAAAGAGATTGTTGAACTGATCGAGGCGATGAAGAAAATGCTCACTGAGGATGAGAAGAAGATCATCTTCGGTAAAGATGGGATTGCATCAAAGATGACTTCGCCGATGACAAAGCACATCGTATCGAAAATACGCATCGACAATGGTTTTAAAAAGATCGTACAGATCAGTCCCGAACAAACCACCGACTCATGATATTTGAGTTGTAGTATTTTCGAGAACCATCTTCGTTCTTTTCAGAAAGAACATTCAATTTGATCTGGTGTTCTACTTCCGCGTAAGTAAGTTCACCTTTTGTTTTGCATAGTTGCAAAACCTCAAACAGAAACTTATTTTTGCCGAGTTCTTCAATCTCGCGGTTGAGTTCATCACACGAACCAGTGTATGTTTTCCAGTTGGATTCTTTTACCACACGCTTTCGGTTTTTTCTTCCGGCGACTTTTTTTCGCAAGTAGGAATTCAACTGTTTCTTGCCGATGTATTTTCTACCGGTATCTTTGCGTGTGATACAATAGACAAATCCCCACCATTCGGAGGGGATAAAGTCTTCTGGTAGGTTGTTCCAGTGTCCTGTATCCATCAAAGTATTTATAATGGATACAATCTTCTTAGGTCAGATCAACAACCTCACAACCATCTGCACTACAGGCATATGTTTGATTACCAGCGGTGTTATCTGTCATTTCATAGTCCGTCAATTCATCCCAATGAACATCTGTTGGCATTTGTGACAGCAACGCATCGTATTCTTCTTCTGTGCAATCCTGAAATGGTGCCTGACGATATGTGTGATCCGAGAACGGTAGAAACGAGATGCCGCATATCTTGTCGAAATTATCATATACCCAAGATCCAACACTCATCCACTCGTTCTCCTTGACGGAGATTGTGACGGATTGGTTGTGGTCGCACCAAAATTCACTATAAATGAGCCACAGTTCAAGATGCTGTATTGCGGAAATGTCGTTTCTGCAAATAGCACCATCGGGGGACTTCATGGGAAACGAGAAGACGATGGTGTGGTCTGGTTTCATCACGCAAGGTTCATGAGGGAACTTCATGTCCATCATGAACTTGCAAAGTGGGTCTTTTCTATCCGCACGAACTGTTCGAATGTAATATGGGTTGTGTCTTGCGTGAATTCCCGATGCGGAATTCACAAGTGCGGAAACTGTGCCAGATGGTTTGCCTGTGGTTATTGCCACAGACGAATTGATCTTTAGTTTTTGAGCGATTTTTGCATTCGTTTCTATGGCAACTTTCCTCAACACAGTGAGCCAAGAAACAAGAATTTCTCTTCCCTTTCTTCCCGAGGTAACTTCATTGTCCATTATTCCGGTTAAGGAAACACCCAAAAGCCTTTCTTCTTGACAATTCTTTGCCCATTCGCTTGAAATATATTTGAAATCGGTGAGTGTTGTTTGGAAGGTTCCCAGTATAGTCGCACGACGAACCTTTTCCTTGAGTGTTTCCAAAGTATCATTTGCACGAACAACTACTTCGGAAAGATTGCAGTATTGTCTATCTCGCAGTAAAATTTCCCCACATGGATTTACTCCATACTCTTGATTTTCGTCTCTTTTTGAATATTCAGAACTTTCATTACGAAATTCCGCAGCACGAAGACATTGTTTCTTTGCCGCCGCACGGTTGAAGATCCCTCTTTCTCCACTCTTGGATTTATAGAGAGAGATCCATTCCTCCATGAAGGTTCCGATTTCTGGTTTTTCCTTGTATGCGACCGAATTGTTGGAGAGAGCGCGTTGTGGGTTTGCTTCCCACCATGCACCACTCTTTGCGTCACGAAGACGTTCGTCAGTTAAAGATGATAGCGAAATTAAGGCGCTACGTCTGACCCCCCCCACAACTACTATCTCCGCGATCTTACAGACGATATCGTGGCATTCAATAGATGTGAGTTTCCTTCCCATGGCTTTACGGAAAGTTTCAATTGTGAAGCGGAACAGGTCATCAAGCGGTTCTGGGCCAGACGCTCTACCACCAAAGGTCTTAAGTCTTGCTCCAGCAGGACGAACCTTCGACAAGTCCCATCTTGGTATCTGTCCACCAACAAGTAGCGAGACGAGTTCTTTGAAGGCACGGGCCCATCCGGCTTTTGAGTCTTGAACAACGATCGTAGTGTCGCTCTGAGTGAAATCTTCAGCGATCGTAGGAAGTTTAGAAACGAATTCTCTTTCAACACTGAAGCCAACTCCTGTTCCATTCATGAGTACGTATAATATTTCGTCGAAAGCACGAAGACGATTCACAGCAACATATGAGCAATTTCCCGTGACGAGTCCCATCGAAAGGACGAATGTGTTGGTGTCGGGCACCTCGGCACAGAACACCTCCTTTTTCTCGGGGAGGGGGACGATTTCCTTCACCACGAAATGAGAATTGAGTTCCCTGAAATTATTCCTCTTCCACGAACAAAGAAGATCATCCGCAACGATGCTGGAACGAGAGAAGGAAACCTTGTATGAATCGTTCCTACGAAGACCGTAGTTCGTCTCCGATTGCATCTTGTACTTGGATTGGACAACGAAACCGATCCGCTCAGAATGAAGGTCGAGCCAATCCGCCCCGTTCTTGTCCACGCAGATCGTCACCTGTGAAGAATTGGAGACAGATCCATCCGCCGCGATCCATCCCCTGATGAAACCAAGAAGATACGACTCCGTTTCGGTTGCGAGAGGAAGTTCCTTGAGTTCGTGGGTGCTTGCGAATCCGTCGTACATCATCACTACTGGATCGCCGTTGTACGAAGGGGGATGCGTGACGGGATATCCCTCGAACCACGGAAGAAGTTCTCGACTGTCCCCACACAGCCTAATGTGGTATCCCTTCACCCTCTTTTGAGACCTTGTTGCGGTGCCGTCCCCGTAGACGATTCCGTGAATGACACCGAGCCTGTAGTCCTCGTCAATTGACGGTTTTGGAGCGGAAGCAAACGGAATTTGATCTCCTGCCACCAGTTCCTCCGTGGATTTAACCGTGCCGTTCTTCAGAATCCACCTGTGGTTTGATGTGCATTCAACTTCCCGAACCGTGTTGCTGTTGAGCCGCATCGTCACCTTACTGGTGTCTTGATTTCCATAGGAACGGAAGACAGCCTCCGTCCACCGTCCCTCAAGGTTCAGCACGGTGGCGGTTGATCCCGACAGATTCTTGATCGGAACATTTCCGTGTTCCTTCGTGAGAACCAGCGTGTCTCCCGACACAGGATTATACCCCGCGACATTCTCTCTTTTGAGTGCTTCTCCGGCAGTCATAAGCGCCCGCATGGAAGGCATTACTTCAAGATTCAGAACCGCCTGTTCAAGTTCGTCTCGTTCTTCCTTTGTTACTGTATACTTGTGGTTTTCTTTGAGGTGTCCCTCAAAGAAGTCAAAGTACCGTCGTACAGTTTCCTCCCAACTCTCTCGTCTGCCTTGTTCTGGAAGCCACCGTGAATAACGAGAAAGATGAATGAACGATTGAAATTGTGTTGGCAGTTCTTTTGACATGTGGTGTCATCCTTTATTAGTTACAGAGATACTTCCAAGATACCGGAAATTTTGGTTCTACAATTGAAGAGATGGCTTTTGCGACCTCTCGCACTTCCCATTGTGCATGTGTATCTAGTCTTTGCTTACACACCCTTGCAAACGCTGCAAGGCTTCCTGTCCAAAACCATTCAGTATACATTCCTTGTGGTAATGCGAATCTCGCTTGTTCAGGCGCGATACCTTTATCTATAAGTTCTGTATAGAGTAATGAAGCGTCAAGACATAAACGAATGTATAGTGCATCAAATTCCTCTCGCTCTTCGTCACTCTGAATAAAATCACTACTTCCTTGTTTTGCGCCATCGGTAGGCGCTCCTCGCCAAACGGGCAGATAAAACGAAGGCGAATCTTTCACATACCGTCGAGACACTTCATTCATTACAAGACCAATCTGGTGCTTTCCAAGTTGGGCTCGAATTGCAATCGGTGTTTTGATTCTAAGTGTAATTTGCGGATGTGCAAAAGGCGTCCAGTGATTGTGTTCTGCAAGATACTTAATTAGGTTTTCGTCTCGCTCTTGAAGGCTTCCATTTTCATCTAAACTGGATTCTTTATTGAAACTTACTCTTGCTGCATTACAAACCATCAGGTCGTCGCCCATATGATTCACATACTCGACGAAACCCTCACCAAGAACATTGATCTTCATACTTTTCTCCAATTCTGTAGACGAAGTTTTGCCTCAAGACCAGAAAACATATTATTGTCGATTATGGACTGTATTTCTTTTGATGTTCTTGAGTAAATCATATCGTTGATGTCTTTTTCAAATACCGCATCAGGCCAAATGCAAATATTTTTTCCAAGGTCAACAAGTTTTTGCATGTAATCGCAAATGTGTTTGTTTCTTGGTTCATTGTCAAGAACATAAACACCCTCACTATCCTTTAAATGATTTGGTATATTATCGATCGCACCAGCACCAACCATTGCAATTGCGTTCTTGATAAACATGCTATCGATTGGACCTTCAACAATGTAAATTCTCTTTTTCGGATTTACATTCCATTGATTGTACCAAAGCCGCTCAGAAGGATCAATTGCGTTTGATTTGACAGTGATATATTTTACAGTATGTCTTGCTTTTGACTCACCGGTAAAATTTAATACACGACCCTGAGCAGCAACGACATTTCCTGACTTATCGTAGAAAGGAATGACTAGTCTATTCTCCGAACCGCACGCATTTGCATTCGGGTTCATTCGTTTCATGAACGAACCAAAATCATCAGTATAATACAGTCGTTTCCAATCCGACTTTGGTATGTTTCGATGCACAACAAACTGTTTGCATGGGTGTTCTGTTTCTAAAAAATCAACACGCACACAATCTTTAAGATATTCAGATGTGTTTGGTTTGTCAAACAATAGTGTTTTGAACATGGTTTCTTTATTTCTTTCGCCTGTGTTATTGTCTTTCCATGATTCTAGTCTGTACTCTTTGAGAAGCGACGGGTTTACTTGTTTGAGAAAACTATTCAGATTACATGAGTGCCCGCAATTGTGACACTTATAAAGATACTGGTTTCCTTTTTCAAAAAAGTAACCGCGAGCCTTTGAGTCGTTGCGATCAGAGTCACCACAAATCGGACAAGAGCAATTTGCAAGGTTTTCTTTCTTCCAACGAAAATTGCGAAGAGTCAACCCGACTCGATTGATGAACGATTTGTCGATGTATGTACTCATTGTTCGTTTTCGGTTCGATCGTATACAACAATATCGTCAGGAGCCGGTTCAAAATCTTCATTCATGTTTTTGAGCCAAGACTCTGCCCACACCTTCCACTCGCGCAGAATTTCCTCTTCGCTCTGGTAACGACGATCAGTATTTCCAGTCATTGAATTTATCCTCATCTTGAGATTTGTTTTCTATAAGGTCTGCTTGTGCTTCTTCTTCGACATCATAGAATTTCATTTTTGCTCTGTTTACACCAACAACGAATCTCTTGTTGGTAGATAGATCATTATACCGATTCTTCAATTGCTTTACAAGTACTTGTCCAAGTTCCTCCATTTCTTCATTGACGATAAGTGCAAACATAAAATCTGCGGTAGCAGGCAAACCGAAACTTTCGGATGTGTTTTCCAATCCAATATCTGTAGATGCAAACCCTACTCGATTTGTTTGCGTTGCGGACCAAAGAGGCACATTCATTTCGACGGCAAGACCACGGAGTTCTTCCGCTATCGATTTGATATATGTGTAAGAATTGATCGACGCTCCCATTTTCATTCGTGACGAAGAACAGATGTTCAGATAGTCAATAAATATGATATCTGGAACAAACTTTCTTTTCATTTTTAGTTCGTTCAGCAAATGTCGAAAATGTGTAACATTTGCAACCGATGTTGGATACTCTTTGATTATTAGTTTACCCTTGATCTTATCCGTTAACTTTCCGATTTTCTTCGCATAGATTTGTTTTGGTATATTTTTCAGATCATCAAGAGTAACATCCATAAGGTTAGCATCGATTCGTTCGGCAATACGCTCCTCGGACATCTCACATGTGATATAGAGAACATTCATGTTTTGCGCCAAACAATGTGCCGCATGATGACACATAAACATGCTTTTACCGACGCCGGTCCCTGCAATGCAGATGTTCAAGGTCTTATTCGGCGTTCCACCGTCAGTGATCTTGTTGAAATACGAAAGATCGAAAGAAACTCGTTCTTCTTTCTTATGGTAGAACTCATATCGTGCTTCTGCATCTTCTAGAAAGTCGTGTCCGATGTTCGTGTCGAAGGATACAGCAAGTGCATTTGCAAGTATCTCTGGGATTGCATTCTTTGTCTGTGTCTTTGACTTGCCATCGATGATATGAATGGATTCCATGATGGCGTTATAAACTGATCGATCTTTGCAGAATGTCTCCGTGGTATCCAAAAGCCATTGGATGTCTTGTGGGCTATTTTTCGCCTCATCGTAATTCTCCAGTTGTTCGATACACGACTTGTATAATGTATCTGAAAGAGACTTTGTATCCAAATCAATACGAACAGATTCTTTTGTTGGTTGTTTTGAATATTTTGCGTAGAACTGCTGGATTGATTCAAATATCAGAGCATCTTGTGAAACTAAAAACAAATCACGATTGAGAAATGGAAGTACCTTTCTTGCGTATTCTTCGTTGTGTATCAGGTTTGCTAGTACGATCGACTCGACTCGATTCATTCAAAAACTCTCCGCTTTCGCTGATGTTCTGTTCCATGATGTTCGATAAAATCTCACCAAGAAGATCACGAAATTCTTGAGTATCTGTTTCGATATCACCGGGATTAGATAGAACCTCATAAGTGAAACTAACCACCACATTGTCTGTGTTTTCTCGTATCTTTACTTTACCATACGAAAAAACTATCTGTCGGTACTTTCCGTCAAGTATCTTAATCGCTTGTGTTGCTTCGTCAAATAGATTCTTCTCGTAGGTGTACCGAATCGGTTCCGGTATCTTCGGTTTGCTCTCGATTCGCCGTTCCGTAAAGAAATTCCTTAGAAACCGCATTTTCTAACCTTTCCATAACATCCTCTGTAAAATACTTTTCGGGGGTATTGTTGATCTGCTTTTCAAATGCAGTCGAACCATCCGGCAGTTCTATTCTTGTCGATACCTTCTTGAATATACCATGTTTCAGTGCGATGTCAATAAGACCATAGTAAGGATTGAGACCGGTTTCGTAATTGAGAAGAACATCCACCATCGAGTTTTCTTTTGTCAGACGAGACTTATACAACTTACAGTGAATGATATTTCCGATGACATCTGTTCCCTCTTTCACCTTTTTCTTGGAAAGATGAATGATGGTAGACGCAGAGTATTTGAGTCCCGAACCCCCCGACATTTCTTTTTGTGGAAACAAACTTCCTATGACATCATATGTGTGATTCGTCATAAGCAAAGGAATACCGGCTCTTCCGAGTTTTAGTGTCAGGACGCGGAAAACAGATTTGATAACTTGTGCCCGTGTCATATCACGAACATTTTTTCCGATACTAGTATCACCGATTTCTTTTTCGGTTGAAAGCATACCAAGCGAATCGAGAACGATCATTACCGGCGGCTTTACCTTCAGTTCGGCGTAAGAGTCTACAATTTTGATTGCCTGGTGTCGAAACTCTTCTACCGTAGTCACCGGCATGATTGCAATACGAGAAGCGTCAATACCTCTTTCCGTAATCATACTTTTTGTGATCGCTGCTTCTGTATCGAAATACAGAACATTTGCGTCTGAATGATCGTCTAGAAACTTCTTCACGACACCAAGAGCGAAAAATGTTTTCCCCGTCGCACTTTCTCCTGCAAGAGCAGTAATCTTGTTGTTTGGAATTCCACCATACAGACTTCCGCTCAGAAGAGCATTAAATGCGTATGATCCTGTGTCCACGAATCCATGCACATC